GGTAGACTCCCCACGCACCCCGCTTAAAGCGGGTGACGTCATGTAGTTAAGTTGCGACGTTTCCGTCGTAACCTACATGGCCCATCCCGAGTTTGATGTCGACGACTCGGGGGCGTCCAGAACGTCGTAAGTGATCCGGTGAGGTGGCAATCTCATCGGTCTCTCCTCGTTTTTCCATTGAGGAGAGGGACTTACGCAAGGCAGGCCAGTCGTTTATCTCGTTTATCGGGATAACCGGCCGGATCATCCATCCCTTTACCATCGGGATGGAGTTCTTTGTCACGAGATCACTTTTAACAGGATCCCAAGACAACCTGCCAAGAACAGGAGAACTCTCATTGACGACCGGATAAAACCCAAGAATTCGGGTAATTCGATCATCAAGTAGATCAACCGATTTCTCATAACCAGCTTGAAACAGCTGGTTTCTGAGAGAGACAGTCGATACGAGCTCCTGAACGTCCTTCCGTGATGAGGGAAGAGTACGACGGACACGGACAATTGACACATCCGTTCCTTCATAATACTCCCTCCCGCAAGACTCTCGGAACTTGCCATTCCAGAAAGACTTGCGTAGATTAATCTTGAGACCAAAGGCCTCAAGACTTTCTATCACGGAGCGCACATGTTCTTTGGGGACAATAATATCGTCACCAAAGACACGCACCCTCCCGGCGTATTGACTAACATCACGCCGGGTCACTCGATGTCCTAAGTCCTTCTGGATCCCAACGAAGATTGCTGTCAGAAAGACAGCCGCCTCCATCGGGAAACAAAGGGCTGAACCCATCGACGCGAACTTAGCGAGAGTTAAAACCTCTCCGCTAGGTAGGAGAGCTCTGCGACTTCTACAAGCGAAGACGGCCCCACGCAAGTGGGGATGCCTCCCAAGTAGATGAGCGACAGAGTCTATGGAAACCCTATCGGATGCTTCACTCAGATCGAGTGTTGCAAGATCCCCAGTTAAGGATCCTTGCCGGGCCATACGCTGGTTAGGCGTTTGGTCGTCAAGACCGATAAAACCATTAAGGAGGTAATCATCCTTAAGGGCATCACGATAAAAGCGAAGAACAGATTGCTGTGCATATTGCATAGCCGTCGGTTCTATCGCTATAATTCGTGGGGTTTTCATCGTTTTAGGGACAGAGATAACCTTCACGGGTATCTCTGCCTCGGGTTCGAGAAAGTCAACCTCGTAGAGCTGGTCAAAGTACGACCAGTTCGGCAAAACCATTTTCCAGTAAGGAAAATAGTTTTCGAGGCGACATGGCCACGTAGTCTGGACAAACTTCTGATTTCCAATCAAGGAATCAGCAGTAGATCCAGGGCCATGTTTCGGATCAACTTCACCATTATAGATCTTTAGATCTATCTTGGAGAAGACTGAACCGAATAGGACAGAAGCAACTCGGTTGAATTCAGTATAATCAACCTTGCCAATTCTGTCCTTGACTTCCTTCTCACACTCGATGAACTCTGCGAAGGCCGCATCAACGCGATGCGGTTCGCATTCATGCAGGATCTTACCAAACATCAGCGTTAGCTGACGTATGGCTCGAATTGCATGAACGTTAGGTTCATCGAGTAGGACACCAGTGCTACGATCGAAGACGAGACAAGAGAAACCCTGCAAAAACGCAGGGAGACTCCCGTTTTTCTTAAAAGAAAGAAAAACGGAGTTGTCCACGAACCCTTGCTCAAGACAGAATTCAAAGTCTTTTGCAAAGGTCGGGAGAGTTATCGTTAGAAAAGATAACCCTTCATGCTTCGATCGATCAGAGACAGTTTTAATGTCTCGGTGGGCGCTAGTGCAACACCACATCGCCAGTTCTTTAGCGATGGAATTCCAGAGTACAATTAGGCTTTTCACGTGACCTCCTGATAGAGGTTAACGTCCTAAGCCGATGTGCACTCCTGACACAACACTCCCAGAGGAGGAGAAGGGTGGTTAGCTTTCGCCGCCCAGAACCTTCTTCATGAGAGTGTCAGTTGTCGCGCTCCACGTGCCCTTAAGGCCGTTGAAGAGCGACAACTGGTCCGTTGCAGAGAACTGCCCTGCCGACGGGATATCGAACACGACGTAGCAGGACATGCTACGAGGTGCCGTTGTCCCGGAGATCAGGGTCGACCCTGCATTGTCGCTGTAATCACAGCGAAGGACCCTGCGAGTCCTCTTCCCGTATTGGTGGGAAGCGGATACCCGCAGGAGACTGCCCGCATTGACCGTGAGCGGCCCGGCCTGGTACACGGAAATCGCTCCCTGCTGAGAAACGCGAGGGAGAGAAACCGCGCCAGCGTCGAAAGACGCCCCCGGTGTGAGGGTAATCGGATCAGTGAACATCGACGTACTCCTTGTGCGTTGGTGGGCAGTGGACCTACCTCACGACTCTGGTAATTCCAAGAGCCGCGGCTATGGCCTGTTGGGTGGTCGACATTCCATCCCAAGATAGGCCAAACCCAAAGGGGTTTGCCTTCACCCTTTTCTTCGTTGTTGTACGAAGAGTGATCGGGTGAATAGCGGGATAAGGAGCCTTAAAAGCATCCTTATAAGCCGGATCTGGATCTGTGATCCGGTTCCCTGCGTAATAGGTGTCAGTGGTGGTAGTAGTCTCCATCACATACCCATAACGCAAAACCGTGCCGTAGGTGATCAAGGACTGCAAGGACTTAACATAGTTCCCTGCATTCCAAAACCAGTCTACGGCCCAGCTCCAAGGCATGAGATTCCACAACGTCTCGAGATCAGGTTCAGCTCCGAGGAGCTTAGCCATCAGCCTGATCCTATCCTTCCGGTCTTTGGTGTCGAACCAATCCGGAAGATGATAGGTAAAGGCTCCACTGAACCATATCTTGCGTTCAGTGACCCGATGACGACGTGTCTCATAACTTGGAAGGCAGAAGCCAGGCTGTACATACAGGTTGTTTGACCTCGATCCGGCGGCATAGCCGACGGGCGAGGCTCCTGTAACGACAGTATCTGACTCTGTCCTCTCCGTGGGGAAGTGGAAGCTTCTGCGGACTACACGACCAGAATCGCGAACGAACTGGTCGATAGCCTTATCAACGGCGTGAATCCCCTTGTAAAGGGATTTTGCGTCGCTGATAGTCGGAACGATGCCGAACTGGTAGTTGAGGAATTCCTCAGCTCCAGACGCAAGAGTGGTCACAGCCGTGATCCTCTTGTTCAACAAGCTATGCCCCGGAATTTTGGGGATATCTTGAAGAAGCTCACCGATCGCAGTAGCTGCCTGCGCAATCTTGTTCGTTGGTGCACAGGCGGCAACGGCTAATGCTCCTTTCGCATTCAAGTTGAGTCGAGAAGACGACTCATCAACGAATGGAAGAGGAAGCAAAAGTCGACCGTCTGTTGCATTGAGATTCTTGTCTTGCGAATCTCCGAACAACTGACCATTGGTGCCCCAAGCGTTAGCCACAAGAAAATTCCCCTCGACTGTAAAGTCTTGGGAAATTGAACTTGATGGCGTGCGCTTGAAGTAGAGTTTGGTATAAGCCAGCTTTGCTGGCAAAACCTCTCTCTTCTGAGAATAAAACTCAGAGCCATAGTCATGAAGGTCACCTCCTTTTGGAGGCGGCCAACGATTGCCATCCGACTCAGTAACCTGAGTTCCATTGAACGGGACTGACGCTTGGATCCGTACCTGATTGGCAGGATCCAAAGACGTCGCAACCGTCTTAACAAAGAAGGTTGGACCAGGAATCGTACGACTCTTGGTCTTGCCTCGTTCAATGAACACGGATGCTCCTTTGGTAGCGGTAAGAACAAACACACATGTGTGTGTTGTTCTGGTGGTGCACTGCGCGGGCTCTCCTCCTCAG